GACGGAGATGTCTCAGATAGGGAGACATACGAAAAGTTTAGTGACTGTACTTTCGCGCAACGAAGGTACAGATGATTTGACAGTGTTGTCATTTCCCTCTTGCCGGCCTCATGCCGACATAAGGAAGATGTTATATCAGAAAGAAAAGATGGACAAGTTTCGCGAGTTTGATTGCGCCCAAGTTATTTGTATGGATATGGATCCAAACAATTATACAGGGTGTGTCGAATCAGCAGGCAGAGGAGAAGTGACTCGAGGAGTTCACTTAAATGTTAACTCAGCGAGAGATGGTCAACCGCTTATGGTTAAGTCTTATATTAGCTATAGGTGGGACAACGCCAAACCCGGAGTTTGTGGGTCACTTCTGGTACACAAACATAATGGAGGATTGAAAGTCTTCGGAAGACATGTAGCAGGATCGCGGAGCTCGGCTTTGTGCGTCGCGGTGAGCATATGTTTAGAGGATGTGGATGGATTCTTTTTGAAAAAAGAGAGTGGAGCCTGTACTATAGACCTAGTTCAACACTGCGGGATAGCTTTTCAGGAAGTTGACCCAACAGGTTGTTATCATGTTGATGAGAATAGGAAGTTTGTGTGTAAGCGTAAGACGCGTCCCACAGACACAACTAATTTCATGCCAACGGAGTTTACAACCTTCAATTTTGGAGGCGAGCCTATAGTGGAGCCAGCATCCTTAGATGGAGAGGCTTACATAAATGCTCGCGCTAAGGAGGAAGGTCAAAAAGAAGTTTTTGATCCTCATGCATGTGTGGTGGAAGTATTAGACCGCTATGCTGAGGAGCTTGTAGACTTTATTTTACCTGTTTCACCGAGCGTATATATGGGATGTAGAACCCTTACAATTGATGAAGCATTAGGAGAAGATGACCGCTTTCCCAAAATGGATAAAAATTCCAGTGAAGGAGTGCGTTTGAAGGAATGGGGCATAACAAAGAAGAAGCTTCTAGAAGGAGACCCTGAAAGCAGGGCTCGCTTCGAAGAAAAAGTGAATTTTTATATGTCTGAATTTGATGAAGGTAGGTTTACCTATCAGATTTGTTGTGATAAGTTGAAAGACGAGTTGCGAGATATACCTAGGGTCCGTGCTAAGAAGACTAGAATTTTCAATGTGACAGATTTCTTTGATAACATTTTGATTAAAATGTTTATAGGAGATCTCATTGGAAAGACTAAGTTCTTGTTTATGGACGGAGTGCCTGCTTGTGGAGTGAACCCCGCGTCGAACATGTGGGGACATTATTACCGGAAGTTCTGTGGAAATTCTGTGGTGTTTACTGACATCAGAGGATTTGACCAGACTCTAACGGCCCAATTTTTACCCATAGTGTGGAAGCTGATAAGAAGAGCTTACAGTGACCCATGGCATGCGGTCTTGGCCATGTGGGCAGTGGTATCCTGTTTACACGGGGTGCGATATGCACATGGTCAAGGACGTTGCTTGGGACGTGGCAACACGTCCGGAAATTGGATGACGACATGGCTTAATACAATATTTAATACATTGTATTTCGCTGTGGCGACAATAGTTATGGCCAAGAATGTTGCACCTGACGCGAGTGTGGTGGAAGTTTTAAAACAATTAATTATGAAACTTTACTCAGATGATAACATTCTGGCTAATTTACTCTATAATTTTACAACGGCACAATACGCGCGAGCGTTTTGGACTTTGTATAGGATAGAGTTGACAACAGTTGACAAGAAAGTCTTGTCCGATGGCTCGCTTGACGAGTCAGTCCTGTATAAGGCGTCGGATATTGAGTTTTTGTCTCGAGGAATGGTGGAACACAATGGGATAGTTTACTGTCCTTTGAGTTATACCAGTTTAATTCAACAAATTTTCTATGTGCGTGTGCCAAGGAGTTTGAGAGGAGACAGGACGTATTTCGTCGGTCAAGTCCAAACTAACTTAGACAATGTAGCTAGGGAATTAGTTGAGTGGGAAC